TGCTTCTCGTTCGCTTTGCTGAGCGCTCGCCCGCCCTTGATCAGCTTCTCGAAGTCGCCTGACTCGATCAGTGCGAACTCTTCAGCAGTGAACGCTCTCGCGAACAAGACATCGAGCAAGCCGATCTTGTCTTCAGTGCTCGCGTCTGCTTTCACGTCACACGAGCAGTCGTTCTTCGCTGTTGCTTTCGGCGCGACGATGCCGATCGGCTCGACGATCACAGTCGTTGACTCTTCGCAGTCGCCAACCTTCTTCGTGTTCGTCGTTGTCGTCTTGATCGCTGGCGTGACTTCGAGATCAGCGCCGGGCACTTGCACTGGGCGTGCACTGAACTTCGCGCCTGCCCACTGCTTGACCATCGGGTGATGAAGCTTCTCAGCAGAGAACGCTGTGATCACTGCATCAGTGTTCGACGGCACAGACACGAGCGACACTTCCATGATCTCGAACTTCGTGATCTTGAAGCCTCGCTCTTCGTTGTCCATCGGCTCGAACTCGAACACGCGAAAGCCATGCGAGATACGCAGTGCGCCGAACTCGACAAGCTGTGCAGCGTCGCGACCGAGCGGCGAGTCGATGATCGACATCTTGCCCGTGATCTTCTTCGCTTGCACTCGTGACTCTCGCACGATGCCGATCGGCTCGAACGCCATGTGCTGCCAGAGCAGCGGTGCCTTGTTGTCGACTGACGCACCTTTGCTCACGAGTATGTCGCCGTCACGATCTTGCTTGACTGTCGAGATGATCGCTGAGAAGTCCATGACTGAACCTTCAGTCAGCTTCTTGCCTGTTCGCTTCAGATCGTGCTCGAACTCGAACACGTCCATCTCTGGGTCACAGTACGTCAAGCGACTCTCTGCATCTTTGATCGCTTGCGTCCACTGTGCGGGTGTGCTGTTGCCGAGCAGCTTCGTCGGGCAGACGCCTCCTGCAAGGCAGCCGCTGATGTCGTTGAGATACGCAGTCGCGTTGCCGACGCCCCATCGCGGTGCGTGTCCTGACTTCGCTCGATCGATGACTTCTGCTGCAAGCTTGACTTGCATCGCGTCGAGTTCTGCTTGCGTTGCTTCAGCCGTCTGTGACATGACTGCTCTCCGAGTAAACGAAAAAAACCCGCATGCCGCACTCGTGTGCAGCAGCGGGCCTTGTATGGTCCCATGTTCAGATTGTCACTTCTTGAACAGCACTCTCACTGCATCGCTTCGCTGAACGCTTCTGATCTGCCCAGCGAAGTATTCGATCTCTATGCCGAATCGCCCGTAGTGAGTTTCCTGCCCGACGTGTGCTTTCAGATTAGCCGAAAGCGTCTCGACAATCAAGTCGACTGCGTTCGACGTCTCTCTGTTGCCACCTTGGGCGATCAGTTCGTTCTTCGACATCATGCTCGTGCGCTTCGTGAAAGAAGTGCAAACCTGGTTTGCACTTGTTGACATAACTCGTTGCAGCGACCCACGTTATGGATTATGGTGCGAACGGAACGACTGCGTCAGGGTCGACGACAGACACAGCAGTGCAGCGACAGTGTATGCGCTCTCGTGCTGGCAGTCCGACGTGCCCAGGGTACGGCGCTTTCGTGCCGCCGACGTTGAACATGCCCTTCGCTGAAGTCTTCTTCATGTTGAGTCGACCGTGCGTGCCTCGCGTATAGTTGTCCATCAGAGTCATCCACTGCATCTGTCTGATCAAGCCCTGAGAGACAAGATCAGCACGTGCTGTGTGATGCCCTGCGTTGAGTGCGCCAGTCACTTCAGTGCGTGCGATGCGCATCGCTCTGTGCTTGCTCGCTGCTCTGCCGAGCATGCCGTTCTGCCCTTGAACAGACAGTGCGATCTCGCGAGTCGACATGCCTTGATTGATGCCCGCAGATATTTTGCCAGCGAGATCAGTCAGCACTGTCTCAGCGATCTCGCCCCAGTACGGCTGCATCATGATCGTCGTGAGTTCGTGTTGTATCGCAGTCTGAATCGGAAGCGGCAACTCGATCAGCACGTCACCCGCAGAGAACGCTGCTGCTGCTTTCGCTTCCTCGAAGTCGTTCAGTTCAGACACAGCGCCAGTCGCGAGCGAGCCAAGCACGTGCTCTGTCGAGATCGCCATGATCTGCGCGTCGAACTCTTTGCCGCCGATCGCTGCTGCTGCAACTGCGACTGCTTCGCTCATCGTCTCGCTCTTGCCTATCGCGAGATCAGTGATCTGCTGTGCTGCTCTGCTGCCTGCTTCGACGAACAGATCGCTGAGTTCGTCAACATAGCTTGCTTCGATCTTCGTGTGCTGCTTGAGCCATCTGCCTGCCATGCCATCAGCAGTCAGCGACTTGAGTCGCTTCAAGTGAATCTTTCGCGTGACCTTACGCTTCGACTCTGTGCTCTTGTCAGGCACAGCAGGCACGTCTTCGAGGTTCATCGGCTTCGGTATCACGTCGCCGTCGACGAGCGGGCCGAGTCCTTCGAGCGCAGATCGCATCTCGTTCTTGCTGCACGCTTGATGCTTCGCGAGCACCTGATAATTCGCTCGCGTGTTCTCGGGATCGTCAGGGCGTGCAGGCGTGATCCACACGACGAGTCGCTCGCCAGTCGCTGCGAAGCGCGGCGCGACGAACAGCGTCAGCACTTGCGACATATACTCGATCAACGGGTTCACAGTGAAGTTGATGAAGTGCGTCTGAGCGACTGCACTGCCTGCTCTGTTGACGTTCTCAAGTTCGCCCGTGATCGCTGACGGCGTACCCCAGCCGCGACTGATGCGAGAGTCTGTCGCTTTGCCTGAGTCGAGGAAGTCCATCTCGTTGTTCGACTTCGACAGATCGATCACGTCTTTGATCAGTGCGTCGAGAATCATCGGCGTGCCTGCTTGATACACGTCGCCGTACATGTCCATCATCGAGCGAGTGATGCGATCGCGATCTTCTTTCAGCAGAGTCGGGCGACCCGTGTTCGCACCTTCGACGTCTGTGATGTCGCCAAGCACGATCGCGTGCGACGGGAAGATGCCGTTGCGAAACGCAGCGACCTGCGCTGTCTCGATCGCGTTGTCTGCTGCGACTGCAAGTGCGTGCGCTTTCAGTGTCGACTTGCACCCGAACGGATCAGCAGGGTCAGGGTTCACGAAGCGTGCGAACTCTTCAGACGGGCGAGTGATGCCCTTGCCGAATCCGCCAGGGTTGATCTCGTACTCTGCGAAGTGACCCTTGTCGTGCTTCGGTGTGATCCATGTCGACGGCACTGGCCAGATGTTGATCTGTCCCTGCTCTTCTGGCATCCAGTAATACGTGACGCCCGTGAGTTGATACGAGCAGATCGTGCTGTACTGCAAGTGCCACATCGGCATCACAGGGTTCGGCTCTCTGAAGCGATCGATCAGCACGTGATCAGGCACGATCTCCATGTCTTCTTGAAACGCTTTGCACGAGTCAGGCAGAGACTCTTTCGTCGGGCGATCGAACTGTCTTGCAGCGCCACCGCTGCCGACGAGTCTGCCGACGTTGATCTGTTGCGATGCGATCTGCTGTGCGATCGGTCTGATGACTGAGTACACGCGAGACTTGAACGAGGCATAGTTGTACTCGTTCGCGTCGTCTTGACTGAACAGACTGCCTGCTGAGTTGTCGCCCGTCATCAACGCGCTGCTGCCAGCGTCGCCGTTGAATTCTTTCGCTCTGCATCGATCGCGCACTGAAGTCGCGAACTCGCTTGCAACAGTCATCGTCGTTCTCCCTCTGCGCTGACCATTCTCGCAACGTCGACAGCGATGTCAGCTTTGAGTCGCGACACTTGTCGCTGATGTCTGAAGTCCATCTCCAAGTTCTCGTCTCGCAGTGACTGGATGATCAGCTTGTCTGAAGCGATGCGTGCTTCGAGACTCTCGATCGCGGTCGCTCTGTTGCGATCGACTGCCTTCGACAAGACGACACGCACGCGCAGAACGCTGCCTCTGACACAGTGAAGCACGAACCTGAAGACCCGTCTGATTGCTAATCGCAGGCATGGCATACACTGAACTGTACCGACTCAGCACGATTCGATCAACACTGCTCTGTGCAGACGGCAGGGTTTTTGCTATCATAAACCCTGCAACGCAACACCCCCAGCTTTCAGAAAAGGAGACTTACGATGGCCCGAGTTGAACCCGTACGGTGCAAGTGTGGTGCAGTCAAGATCAACGCAGTCGCAGGCAGCGTCTGCATCGAAGCTTGCAAGAAGGGCGGCATCTCGCCTATGCTGACGACAGCGCAACACAACGCAGCAGTGCGAGAGTGGCGAACAAGTGATCTGCCGATCGCGTCTCTGCTGTTCAACAAGAAGCACGACGTCGACGCCAGTGCGTCGTATGTCGGCATCTTCATGCTCGTCGAGAAGAAGACGGGCGAAGTGATCAACGGTCTGTTCAGACGTGTGCCTGTCACGAGCAGCAACGCGACGCGAGTCGCTGAAGCTGATCACAAGCGAGCACTGCTCGACGGCGAGTCGCGTGAGTTCGTTCGAGACAAGAGCGTCGAGAGCATGATCGCAGTGTGCTTCACGAACGGCGAAGCGACTGACGGCGACGAAGCTGAAGACAAGCCCGACGAGTGAACATGACTGACGCACTCTCAACAGACTTGACGAACAAGCCCTGCCGACACTGCGAGTCGTTTCGCAAGGGCAAGGAAGACTGGGGAGAGTGTCACTTCGATCAGCCAGTGATCGTGCAGTCGCTGCCAGCGAAAGCAGGGCGACACATCGGTCACTGGCCCGCAGTGAAAGATCACAACTCGTGCGGCAAGTGGATGGGCACGATCACACTCAAGCAACTCGACAAGGACTGACGATCATGTCTCGACGATCTCGACGACGATCAGAAGAAGCAGATGCAGAGCGACTGCGCAAGGGCAAGAAGAAGCCGCTTGCTGACATGCTTGCGAACATACGAGTCGAAGCAGATCGCGATCAAGCGTCTGATGTGCAGCAGATGATCGACGAAGTGAACGAAGAGTCGCAAGCGATGAAGTCTCTGCACGAACGTCTCGCAGCAGATCACTTCAGCAGCTTCATCGCAGGGTGTGAGCAAGCACCGACGAGCCGACTCAAGTCATGGCTCGCGACGACATCGCCCCTGAAGGGTGATGTGCCTGGGCTGAGTGCTCGACATCGTCACGTCATGGCGCTGATCAAGCGTCGCGAGAGCGAAGACGTCAAGGCAGGACTGTGGCGAGAGTTCTTCAGTCGCAGACGTCGACGCAAAGACGAAGACGACGACACGCCCGATCGACGTGACAAGCGAAAGAAGAACAAGATCGACAAGATCGAAGCGAAGACAGCGAAGCGCAAAGAGACGAAGTGGATCATGATCTGCGCCGCAGTCATCGTCGTCGTGCTGTTCGTCTGGTTCAGGGTGATGCCGTGATCTCAACCACTCTCTCGTATGCGTTCGCAGTCGTGTCTGTGCTGTTCGTGCTCGTGTCGTTCGCGTTCTTCTGTGCGTCGCTGCGAGAGTTGTATCGATGCTGCCGAGCGACTGACGACGACAGCAAGAAGCAGACGTTCAGCAACACGTGCTTCGCAGCACTCGCATCACTCGGCGCACAGCATATCGCGACGGGCGCGATCTGGGTTGCGTCATGGCTTCAGGAATGATCTCGATGTACTTGAACTGGGAAGCAGACGAAGACCCGCCACTCGCACCGTGCCACGTGCTCGACGCGAACGGCAAGGAGTACAGCGACGTGTTGAACTGCGACACAGAGTCAGGGCAGATCATCGTGTTCGCGAAAGATGCAGCAGACAACGCACTGTTCGACCAGTGGCAAGATCGAGCACGTGCAGTCATCAATGCACCCGCGCCACTGAAAGTGATCGCGATGTCGAACGGCAAGGAGTTCTGATCATGCAAGAGTTCGTCTTCTGGATGATGATCGTCGGAGTCGCGTTCACTGCGTTGTGCGTGTACTCGATCTTCAAGTTCGACAGCGGCACGTACGATGCGATGGGCGGGTGGATTCCCGTGAGCATCTTGTCAGGCGGCGCTGCTGTGATCTGCTTCGCTGTCTTCGCGCTGTACTGGCTCTGGCGCTTTCTCGTGTACGCTTCCGGGAGTTCATGATGCACCCTGATGAACAGATCGAAGCAGCACAGCCGCCCGTTCGCTTTCGCTTGTTCGCGATCGTGTCGCAAGGACATCGCTGCCCGTATCCCGACGATCTCGCACTGTCGCAGTCGAGAACGATCTTGAAGATCATCAGATGGATGCGCACGATCATGACGCTGCCTCGCTTCGGCTTCGAGCAAGTCAGCGGCGAACGTGTCGATCTCGAACCTCTTGAGCAAGAAAGCTGCGAGCATCAGTGAGACTCAACAAGACATCAGTCGAAGTGATCCGCGCAGCGTACTGCATCATGGCAGTCTTGATCATCGCGCTCGCTCGCATGCAGCAGATCGCAAAGCATCGAGAATGGACTGAAGCACAAGCACTCGTCGAGATATGGCCTTGTTGGGCCGGCGCTGTTGCGGTCATACTGATCGGGGAAGCGATCATCTTCTTCGGTACACGAAAGCAGTAGGCATGGATCTCGACACAGCACACATCGTCTGCAAGACACTCGCGTTCGTCGGCGTCGCGTTCTGGGGTGTCAGCGTGATCTTCTTCAGGGACGCAGCCATGACCAGCAGCGGAGGGTTCGGCGGGGCGCTGTCTCACGGGTTCGGCTGTCTCTGTGTCATCATCGGCGCAGTCTTCGCTGCACCGATCGTTGTGTTCTGGGTGTGCCGCGGACTGTACTTGCTCGCAACATAAACACAACAGGGGCCACAATGAACATCGAGAACGTACCGATCGCATCGTTGACGCTTGACCCGCACAACGCGAGAGCACACCCAGACAAGAACATCGACGCGATCAAGCTGTCTCTCACGCAGTTCGGTCAGCAGCGCCCGATCTTAGTGAACACAGACGGCACGATCGTCGCTGGCAACGGCACGTACATCGCAGCGCAAGCACTCGACTGGGACACGATCAACGTCGTGCGCACTGATCTCACTGCGACTCAAGCGATGGCGTATGCGATCGCCGACAACAAGACGGGCGAACTCTCTGAGTGGGACGATGACGTGCTGCTTCAGCAACTCGAAGAACTCAGCGGCGTCACAGAGTTGTTCGACAAGGAGTTCGACTTGTCGTCGCTCGGCTTCGATGACACTGAGATCGCTGAACTGCTTGAGACGCCAGTCGCGATCGTCGAAGACGAAGCGCCGATTGATCGAGCAGCAGAACTGCAAGAGGAGTGGGACACGAAGTCGGGGCAGTTGTGGGTGATCGAAGGCAAGCAGACGCATCGTCTGCTGTGTGGTGACTCGACGAAGAGCGAAGACGTCGAGCGAGTGATGGGCGACGAGAAGATGCAACTCGTGCACGCAGACCCGCCGTACGGAATGGGCAAGGAGAATGATGGCGTGCAGAACGACAACCTGTACCGCGAGAAGCTTGATGCGTTTCAGATGGCATGGTGGACGACAGCACGCCCGCACGTTGACGACAACGGCAGCGCGTACATCTGGGGCAACGCTAAAGACTTGTGGCGACTGTGGTACGTCGGCGGGCTGAAGGACAGCGAACGACTGACGTTCCGCAACGAGATCATCTGGAGTCAAGTCACGGGGGTCAGTTGGGGGAAAGACGGGATGGCAGGGCTTCGCCAATACGCACCTATGGGTGAACGATGTCTCTTCTTCATGCTTGGCGAGCAAGGGTTCAATAATAACGCAGACAACTATTGGGAGGGCTTCGAGTCCGTGCGCGAGTACCTCGACAGCGAGCGACGCAAGTGCGGGTGGTCTAACAAGGACGTGGCGAAGTTCTTCGGCTTTCACCCTCGCATGGCAGATCACTGGTTCAGCAAGTCGCAGTGGTCGTTCCCAACCAGAGAACAGTATGAGCGTCTTCAGGCAGAGGCATGCAAGCACGACGCCTTCAAGCGAGAGCACGACGAACTGAAGCGAGAGCACGACGAACTGAAGCGAGAGCACGACGAACTGAAGCGAGCGTTCTATGCGACACGCGCATACTTCGACAACACGCACGACAACATGACCGACGTCTGGGACTTCAAGCGAGTCGTCGGCGAAGAGCGACACGGGCACGCAACACCCAAACCCGTTGCGATGATGGCGCGAGCGATCGTGAGTAGCTGCCCGGTCGGCGGGCGAGTGTTCGAGCCGTTCCTCGGAAGCGGAACGACGATGCTCGCTGCTGAACAGAGTGATCGCTGCTGTCACGGCATCGAGATCGACCCTCGCTACGTCGCCGTGATACTCGAACGCATGACGACGCACGGCTGCAAGTGTACGCTGTCGGAACTCTAAAGACTGCACTGCATGTCAGACACTGCACCACCAGAAGTCGCAGGCGCATCTGCGTTCGCCACGAAGCCGTGTGCGTTCTTCTCGTACTTCTGGCCCGAGATGATCATGTACGAGAAGCAGTTGTCGATCGCACAGTCTGTCTCTGACAACAAGAAGACGTTCGTGCACACAGGCAACGAACTCGGCAAGACTCGCGTCGCTGCACTGATCGCTCTCTGGTTCTTCTCGTCGCGATCACCCGCGATCGTCGTCACGTCGTCGTCGAGCGAGAAGCAACTGAAGGGCATACTCTGGCAAGAGATGTCGTCGCTCGTGCAGTCAGCAGCACGCCCGCTTGACGCGATCAGACTTCAGTCACTCGACGCACAGTTCATCGATCAGTCGACTGGCATCGCTGTGCCGAAGCATTACATCGCAGGGCACGTGACGCGACAAGTCGAGAACTTTCAGGGACATCATCTGCCCGAAGACACGCTGCCGAGAGTGCTGTTCATCTTCGACGAGTCGTCGGGTGTTGGCGACGAGTTCTATGATGCGACAGACTCGCAGGCGCATCGCATACTCGTGATCGGCAACCCGTTGAACACTACCAACTTCTTCTATCGCGAGTGCAGAAGCGGCAACGCAGCACACGTCGACGATCGCCCAGGCTTGCAGAAGAAGGTGATACACATCGACGCACTCGACTCACCGAACGTGATCGCGGGCATGCTCTGGAAGAAGCGAGGGTATCCGGGCAAGCCGCCGCAACCTATCCCCGGCGTGATCAGCTACGAAGAGTACGTTGAGCGACTCGCGACATGGGATCGCTTCAAGCAACACACGAGACTGCACGGCAAGTTCCCGGAAGGCAGTGCTGATCAGTTGTTCCCGATCGAAGCACTCGACATCGCTCAAGACAACTTCAGCAAGACAGCAGCACGTGACACACGTCGAGCGATGGGCGTCGATGTTGCAGGCGGCGGGCGTGACAAGTCGTCGTGGTGCGTCGTCGACAGATTCGGCGTCATCGAGCAGTTCTCGAAAGACACGCCCGACACGATGGAGATCGCAGGCATCACGATCCAACTGATGAAGAAGCACGACATCGCTGATCGCTCTGTCACGATCGATGCAGGCGGTGGCGGCAAGCAGATCGGTGACAGACTCTGGGAGCAAAACATCGAAGTGCGAGTGATCAACTTCGGGCAGTCAGCGACAGACAAGAAAGCGTACGCGAACAAGCGAGCAGAGATGTACGGCAGACTCTCGACTGCTCTTCAGCAGATCGCGACGTTCGACACAGAAGGGCAACTCGTGACGGGCTTCACGCTGCCGCCAAACTGCAACGCACTGCGAGAAGACTTGAACGTGCTGCCTGACTCACGCGACAGCGAGGGACGTCTGAAGCTGCCGCCGAAAGATCGAGCGACTGACGCACATCGCGAGAGCAAGATGAAGACGATCAGACAGATGCTCGGCAGATCGCCCGACGACGGCGACGCTGCTGCTCTCGCATGGGAAGCACTCGGCATCAGAGTTCGCCCGCCCCGCCCGACTGGCGCTGGGCTGATCGCGACGAGCAAGCGACCGCAGACGCCGAAAGCTGACGAGCAGCCTGCACGTCAGTCTGCGATCTCGAAGCGTCTCGACGACGCCCTGGGCCCTGAGACGTCTGCACGACGCTGAGAATCGCTGATCTGAGCGTCTGTGCGTCGATCTCAGCGGCTGTCTCGCTCTCGATGACTGTCGAAGCGTCGAGATCAGAGCGTCGATCTGTGAGCGTCTGTGCTGATCTGCTCGCTGTCTGCGCATGAAAATGCCTGCTGACGCTGCCCTATGTGAGAAAAGCGTGCGTCAGCAGGCGGGTGCGGGCGACACTACAAGCATCGTCCCGCGAACAGATGTCTCGATCAGTCGTCAGGATCAGCGAGTGCGTCTCGCTTCGCTTGTGCTTTCTCTTCTTCTGCGTACTCGCGACGATCTTGCTCTGTGAACTCGTCGGGCGTGCCGATCTCGTTCTCGAAGCTTTCGTCTGCTGCTGCGTCGAGAGCGTCGAGCATCGCTTCGCCTGCGTCTGTGAGTTCGTACTTCTTCTCGGGCCAGACGTGTGCTTCGAGCAGTCCGCTGTCGACAGCGTCGCTCGCTGCTGCGTGCAAGCGTCTGCTGTTGCCGAAGCCCTCGCCGTCGAAGTCGTCAGCGAGCAGCAGTGCGAGCAGCGTCAGTCGAGTGGGCTTCATGTCTTGCGTGATCTGTGTCATCAGTTCGTCTCCTTGAGTTCGAGTGAGTGTGAGTGAGTTGCTTCAGTCGTACACGAAGAACTCTTGCTTCGTGACGTACAGCCCGCCGCGAGGGCCGACTGCGAACTTGTTGTGGCGGCGCGTCTTGTAATCGCTCGACACTTGCGACATCGTGACGAGCACTCGCCCAGTGTACTCTGTCTGATCGCATGTCTCGATCGAGTCTGCGTTGCTGAACGCTTCTCGAAGCAGTCTGAGCGTCTGTCGTTGTCGTCGTGTGGTCATCGTTCTGTCTCTCGTGTGTTGAGCGACTCGCGACGATCTGTGTCGCGAGTCGCAGACGTGTGTGATCAGTCTTTGAGCGTGATGCTTCTGATGTCGCTGATCTTGATGCGATGCTGCCACGACTTTCGCTCGTCGAAGATCGAAGCACACTTGCCCATGAAGCGAGTGAGCGTGAAAGCGTAATACTGATCCTCGACATAGTTGCCGTCCTCGCGTCCACTTCTGCCGTACGTGTCGCACTCGTCCTTGATTCGCACTTCGATCTTGCCGAGCAGTCGCTGGAAGTCGAACGACTCGTTCTCGCTGTTGATGCGTTGCTCTGTGAGTTCGCCGCTCTTGCAGATCACGAGTGCTCGCACGGCTGTCATCAGTTCGTTCTTCGTCGGGTTGAGTGTTGAGATCGTCATCGTTTTGTCTCTCTGTGTGAAGTGTGTGAGTGAGTGTGAGTGTCGAGTCGAGATCAGTCAGCGAGTCGCAGACGAGTCTCGCTGCAAGTGTACGTGACGCGCTCGGGCTTGTTGTACTTGTTGATCTGGTGCATGCGAGACAAGAAGACGACGCAGCCCTTGTCGCTGCTGTGCTTGCCACCCTCGATCACCCAGATCGTCTTGCCGTTGCCGATGACAACTTCTGCATCGCGAAAGAAGTTGAGCCAGACGAAGAACTGCTTCTGCGTCATCTGTCGCTTCGCTGTGCTGTTCGTTCGAGTCTTCATCGTTTCGTCTCCCAGTTCGTGTCGTGTTGCTGCGTTGACTGCACTGATGATCATACTCTTCAGATCGTCGTCTGCAAGCGTCAACTTCAAAGATTCTCGCGATCTGCGTGTCTTGTATGTCGCAAGTGTATATACAGCACAGACTTACGCGGTCCAAAATACTTTCTGGATTCGGCAAGATTGTCTGCGAATCTGCTGCTCGAACAGTGCTCGATCTCAGATTCTCGGATTCTCAGTCGCTCTTCGCGAACGCGATCAGACGCTGCATGCGTGCGAACTCTCGCAAGTATCGCGTCTCCTTGAGTGTCTGTGTTGTGAGTGAGTGTGAGTTGCTCAGGCTACCAGCAGCGATCGCAGTCGATCCACGTCTCGCCGTGAGGGTACCCGCCCTCAGTGACGTTGACTCGCACAGCAGCGACGCCGTACGCCGAGCGACGCACTGCTGTGATCTCTGAACTCTGCTCGACGTCGCACTTGAACGAGATCGAGTCTCCGATCGTGAAGTATCTGATGACGCCGTCGACGTCTGCTGCTCTGACTGTCTTCATCGCTGTGTCTCCCGTGTGATGCTTGTGAGTTGCTGTGAGTTGCTTCAGAGTATCGTGACAGACTCTGCGACGTTCGCTGTTGCTGCGATCGCTGCGAGCATGTCGTCTGTGTCGTCGAAGATCGTCGGGTCGCTCGGCAGTTCTGCTCTGAAGATGTTGCTGACGCTGTTCGGCGTCCCGTTGCAGTCGAGCAGATAGAACAGTCGCGTGTCTGCGTCGACCCAGACGAAGAGCGTGTACACGTTCTTGCAGAAGTCGATCAGCTTGATGCGTGCTGAGAACTTGCTGTCTCGCACTCGTGCGTTGTGAGTGTTCATCCCGTTGAGCAGTGCTGCTTGCATGATCGTCTTCATCGCTGTGTCTCCGAGTTCGAGCGTGTGAGTTGCTTCAGTCGTCAAGCTGGTAGACTGCTTCGAGCATCGTGTGCAGCATGTACGTCTGTGCGAGCATCGCTTCGTCGTCTTGCAGCCAGTTGCGGGTGTGCGACTGCAACGCCTCAAGGAGATCAGTGTCGCGATCTTCGAGTGCGTGCGCTGCTGCTGTCATCAGTTCGTTCACTGTCGTGGGCATGTTCTGCCAAGCTGCCTCTGACGCTGTCGCTGCTGCGACGATGGCGTTCACGCTGTTCGCGTTCTTCGCGTTCCAGCGATCTGCTGTCACTTGGCATCGCTTGCAGCACAGACGCGCTTCGGTCTTGTTGAAGTCGTCAAGCTTCTTCGCTTGCAGACCGATCGTGATGTGCTGCACGTTGCAAGCGACTCTTCGCTTCTCGTCGACCAAGTGTGTCTTGCGTGTCATCGTTTCGTCTCCTGAGTTCGAGTGATGTTGATGTGAGTCGCGTCGAGTCATGATCGCTCGACGCGACGTGCTTCATGATCAGCGAGCAGTGCTGACGTCGACGGGCGTCGCGATCGGTCGCGTCGCGTGGCATGCGGGCTTGTAGCATGCGTTGAGCGTGTCGCTCGACCAGCTTGTCTTGACGTACAGTCGATCGCCGTACATGACAGCAGCGGGGAGTGCAGCGTACTCGTCTGCGTACTGCCCGTTGGGCGAACTCAGTTGAACGAGCAGGGCGTACACTTTGCCCTGATACATCTGGACGCTATTGATCTTCATCGCGTCGACGGGCGTCGCGACGCTGCTGCTGACTTGTGCGTCGATCAGACTGAGTCGTGACTGAAGCGACTGCAAGACGTCGAAGTCGTGATTCGAGTACACGCTTTTCGCGCCATCAGCGACCCACTGCTTCGCGAGTCGCAACTGACTGCTGTCGTGATCGAGCGTGTCGAGCATCGAGATCGCGTCTCTAATCTGCTGCACGACTGCGACTGCTTTGCTCGTCTTCGTGTGTTGCTGTGTCATCGTTTCGTCTCCTGAGTTGAAGTGAGTTGCTGTGAGTGTTTAGATTCGATTGTGCTCGACGAGCAGTGCGAGGAACGTCGTGCCCTCTGACTTCATGCACAGTGCGAAGAAGTCTTCGCCCCATGTCTCTGTGATGAAAGCTTCGTTCGCTTCGACTTCTCGTTGTGTGTTGAATCCGCTCATCGTTTTGTCTCGTGTGTTGAAGTTGTCTGCGTTGATCACTCTCATCACTTGTGAGTATGACAGATGGATCGTCGCTTGCAAGCGAAATCTTTCGAGAAAGTTCGCAGATCGCTGCTCTGTATAGCTTAACTGTATATACAGCAACGACTTACGCGATCCAAAATACTTTCTGAGAATCTTCAGATTGATGCAGAATCTGCTGCTCGATCGAGCGTCCGATCAAGATTCTCGGATTCGCTCGACGCTTCACGTCATCACGAGCGACCGCCCCAGACGACGCGAGCAGCAGTGCAGTCGCTCTGATACTCGCCGCACTCGATCAGCGTGATCGCGATGCGCTTCGCTTGTGTCTGCGTCGTGCAGCACACGTCGATCTCGTCTGCGTACTCGCCTCGCTCGCAGTCGGGCGTCTTCAAGAACACAGTGAAGAGATGACGCGAACAGCCCGCCCCGTTGCGTTGCCCTGCCCCGACGAACGCCCAGCGATCGTTGACTTCTTCGATCTGCTCTCGCTTGTATGCTTCGAGTGCCTTGCGTGTCTTCTTCATCGATCTGTCTCCTGCTCTGAGTGTGAAGTGTCTGTGACTGTGTGTGCTGCGTGTTCTCTCAGTCGAGCGACTTGTACACGATGCGATCGAGCGTCTCGCGTCGCACGTGCTTGTCGCCCTGCGGTCGCACAGTGACTCTGATGCGTTGATGCTTCACTCTGCTGTTCGTCTTGTCCCACGTGTACTGATCTGCGCCAGTCTTCGACAGATCGACGATCGCGTGATCTTCGACCCACTCACGAACGTCATCGAACTCGACTGCGTAACTGTTGGGCTTCAGTGCGTCGATCAGCAGTGCGATCTCGCTCGACGCCCATGCTCGCCCGTCGTCTGTCTGATCGAACATGAACGTGTGCAGCACGCCTCCGATCTTGACGGCAACGAGTGCTCGCTGCTTCGAGACGAGTGCTGCGATCTCGTCGTGTGTGATCTGATGTGTCATCTGCCTGTCTCGCTTGCGTTGAGTGTTGCGTGATCGTGACTGCGTGTCTCAGTTGCTCTTCGCGTCAGCGTTCTTCTGCATCGCGTTCTCTTGCTCGCTGCGACGCTGCTTCAGTTCGTCTCCGTAAGCTGAAGTGAGTGAAGTGTGAAGTCTGCGATCAGTTCGTGACAGTGCGACAGATGCTTGCGAGGTACTCGCAGACTTCACTGCTGCGAGTGCAGTGCGAGATCATGGCGTCGCGTGTGATGTTCTGTGACTCAGCAGCAGTGTCGATCACTGCGGGCAGTGCGACGGCTTGCGTGACGGTCAGCATCATCTTGTGTGCGAGTGTTGCGAGTGTCATCGTTTCGTCTCCCGTTCGTGTGCTGTGTGCTTCGTTGACTGCATGCTCAGTATGACGTCTTCTTCGTCGTCTGCAAGCAGAATCTTGAAAGATAATCTGGATTCGGTGTGACTGTATAGCTGAAGTGTATATACAGCAACGAGTTACGTCGATCCATTTATTTTCTAAAATGGCACAGATTCGCGTCAGATCAGCGTGCGATCGAGAGTCGATCTGAAGATTCTCGGATTCGCTCAGTCGTTCGCGACGTCGAGTGCTTGACGTGTGACACACACGCCGACGTGATACGAGACGACAGCGACGAGCGGCAGCAGCATCGTCGCGACGAGCAGCAACAGAGCGAGCAGCTTCTGTGTGATCACGATCTGTACCACGCAGTCGGTGCAGTGTCTGCTCGAAGATACAACGGGTGGCGTGGGTGCCCGTCGCGTGTCTCGCCGAAGTGTTGCAGCGTGCAGACTTCGTCGAGTATCGTTCGCACTCGTTCGCCTCGCTGCTTGTGTTCGCCGTGCACTCCCCAACATGCGACAGTCAGTGCTGCATCGTGTGCAGTCTGTGCGATCGCATAATCGTTGTTCGCGATCACGCACTTCGGCTCGTCGATCGCTTTCATGTCAGCAGGCTCTGTCGCTCTGTACGCGAACAAGTTGAGCATGACCATCGCATCATATCCCCAGTCGCGTGCGAATCTAATGCAGCGTCTGATCGTCGGGTCGTCTTGATGCTCGTCAGCAGTCGACGGGTTCAACCCGATGAACGCAACGTACGCGAAGTTGTCTTGCGGGAACAACGCAGAGTCGAACGACCAGTTGCGCCAAAGCTTGTAGCGATACAAGCGACACGAACTGAACACTGCACCAGATGGCTGAGTCTCGATCACAAGATCACCTTGCGTCCTCTCTTCTGTCGGGGCGGCAGCTTGACTTGCTTCGGCTCTTCTTGCTTGATCTCGTCGAGTGCGTTGAGAATCTGATCGTGCGTCACGTTGTCGACGACGCACCCCCAGTTCTTCGCCTGCACTGTGCTGAAGCTCTTGCCTGCACCGACGTCGACGCCCATCACGATCTTCGGGGTCTTCGCTGACCCGTCGCCGTGCAGCATCTCGTCGTCGATCTTCTTCGCGAGTGCTTCTGCGTACTTGCTTTGGATCATCGACGCGAGATCGCCTATCGTGTGATCGTCTTTGATCTCTGCTGTGTCAGCGATCACTGCATCTGCGTTCGACGGCGCTGGCACGAGCGAGAAGTCCTCGCCCTTGAGCATCGGCGTCGAGATGATCATGTCGTCGAAGACGGGCGGCACAGCAAGCCCGCCGTACTCGTCGCTCTCTTCGAGCAGCTTCTCCTGCTCTTGCTGCGACAGCTTGCTCAACGCCCCCAAGAACGCTGCGCTGAAGTTCTTGCTGTACTTCTTCACTGCTGACTCTGCTGCTGCTGCTTTGACTGCTTGAGCGTGGGCGTCCTGCTCGAACTTCTTGATCAACGTCTTCTTCGCTTTCGCGAGTGCAGACTTCAACACAGCGTCGTCGACGTTCTTGATGTCGACCTTGATCTTCTTCATGTTGATGTTGCTCAAGTCAAGCATCTGTTCTCTCTCACAAGATGATCTTGCGACCACGCTTCTGTCGCTCGAACTCTATTGTCTCTGGCTTCGACGCTCGTGACAAGAGCGACTGACGCAGACGCTCTGCTTCTTCAGGGTAGCGATCGACGAGCACCTTGAGTGCGATCGACAACTGCTCGACGCTTGCGTTGCTCGTCGACGCTGCGACTGACAGTGCAGCAGCCTCGTCGACAGACACGCTCGCTCCCTTCGCTGCGTCTCCGACTGCTGTCATCGCATCGATCAAGTCTTGATCCAACTTCTTGATCTGCGGTATTGGTGCACCCATCACAGTACGATCTTTCTCTTGCGTCGCTTCTTCTTCTTGACGGGCACGCTGTACTTGTTCCCTGTGATCGCTGCGACTTGATCTCGCAACTCTGTGAACTCTTCGTGCGACTTGTACTTGTACGTGACAGTCGCGTACCTGACCATGTGCCCATGCTCGATGTCGCTCGCGCTGCCGTACGTGATCCTGCAAGCACAGTCGTCTCGCCCAGGCACTGCCCCGTCTGTGACGTACTCGTACAGCGTGCAGCCGTGATGATCGATCGTCATCGTCATGCTGATCAGTCGCGGCATCTTGTCTGCTTGATGCAAGTCAGCCATCGCACGCACCCTTCAGCAAGATCATCTTTCGCTTCACTGCCTTCTTCGCTTCTTCGTCTTCGATGAACCCGCCGAACTCGTAAGCGAACACTCTGCACGAGCAGCAAGCACACTCGACACGAACCTTCTCGTCACCGTTTTCGTCTCGCACGACAGTCGAAGCGTCGACGTCTTCACTATCAGCGAGCAAGAACGTGCCGCACTTCGGGCACAAGCAAGCGAACTGCTCTGTCTTGCTCATCGGCGGGTCAGCGTGCTGCACTGCTGGCGTGATCTTGCTGTACTTGTACGGCTTCAGCTTCACGTCGATCGTGCACTCGCGACAGTCGATCGTCGCGATCTCTTTGCCGGCGTCTGTGTCGTACGTCAGATAGTAGTCAGCGTCGATGATCGTCTCGCGAGACGCACGATACACTGTGCCGCACTGAACGCACGAACCCTGAAAGATCGCAGCGATCGGGAAGCATCTGCCGCTGATGACCTCGACTGCGTCGCGTGCTGCTTGTCTTCTGTCTTGCTGTTCTTTCAGCAGTGCGATCGAGTTGCTGATGTGTGTCTGCTTGTAGTCTGTCTGAAGCGGCGTGAGTTGCACACTGATCTCGCCGATGTTCTTCTTCATCTTCTTCGCCTCGCCAGATGCGAGCAGTCCGATCTTGTCTGCGAGGTTGCCCATCGCGTGACTCCTTTCACTGAAAGTCTTTGGCTATCTCGACGACGACATACGTGATCGCAGCGACAGCGAGCAGCACGTTGACGATGATCTGCGTCGTGTCTCGTGCGACATAGAACTTCGACGGTGCGTACTGCGGCATGCCGAGTATCTCACGAGCACACTCTTCGCATGCGACTTCACACTCAGCGATCATCAGCAGTCGCAGAGAGTCGTCATCGTCGAACGGTTCATCGCACACAGCACAGCACGAGTCGGGGGCTGTGCTGTGCATGCCCGGCGTCTCGATCATCCTGTTCGTCGCGATCATGATCAGTCGTCCTCTTCTGTCGTGTACTCGTTGCCGAAGTCGATCTCATCATCATCATCGTCTTCTTCATGTTCGAGCACGCCG